GATTATGTCACAGATTAGTTTAAAAAGCATATCAGGAATAACGAGTATCACCACTCCAGCAGGTGTTGATAATGTTTTCACAGTACATACAAATGATACTACTGAGAAATTTCGTATAGATCAAACTGGTAATCAGAACATAAGTGGTATAGTAACTGCAAGTGCATTTCATGGTGATGGTTCACAGTTAACTGGAATAATAGCAGATAAAATATTTGAAGGGAATACTGAAGTAGAAACTATAGATACAGGTTCAAACGGGCATATTAAATTTACAACTGAAGGCACTGAAAAAGTTCGCATCACATCAGGTGGACAAGTAAATATTGGTGGTAATTTTACAGAAACATCTCATCCTCTTAATGTAAGTGATTCAACTAAACCATCCCTTGCTCTTCACACAGGCACAGATCTTCGTGCTGATTTTTCTGCTACTACTGGTATAACCAGTATTAGAAGTTATGCTAACAGTCCATTTACCATAAACATTGGTGGTTCTGGAGAAACTGAAGCACTTCGCATCACAGGAGACGGTAAACTTGGTGTCGGTGAACTTTCCCCATCAAATGCATTGCATATTTCTGGAACTACAGGCAATATTGCTGGTGGTCTTTTAAGATTAGATGCAACGACTGGTGATAATTTTATTTTATATGATAATACACATGATAATACTGAGTGGGCAGTCGGTAATGATTCTTCTACAAGGGGTAATTTTGATTTTTGGTATAATAGTGGAAGTGGTTATTCCTCAAATCCAATTGTTCGTTTTAATACATCAGGTGTCATAGTGCAGGGTAATACAGTCGCTGATAATAATACTTTAAGTGCAATATCAAAAACTGCAAGTTCAGACACTTATGAAGATGTATTTGTGTATGATACAAGAAAGGATAGTGATGGTGGTGCATGGAGACATCGTACCACTAACACATCTTGGTATAATGAAACATTAAATACTTCAATTCGTGGTGCAAGAAGAGAATTCCCACAAGTAGCGATTATTGCTGTCGGAAATAGCTTCATTCATATATTGGATGCAGATGATCCTGATATGCCTATGTGGATGGAGTTTCCCGCTCCTTCTGGTGGTGCTCGAAATGTAATGTATGGAACAGGAAATCCTGGATGTGTGTTTATGTTAAATGGTATTCTTGCAACAGGTTCACAAAGTGCTAGTCATTGGCCAGTTTTAATTGATTTTATTCGTGATGATATACTTGGACTTCGTGCTGCAACTGGACACAATCATTATAATGGAAGACGAGGAAATATATCATTAAGAAATTCAGCAACATCTGATAATGGTGTCTGGTGGCCTGATACCGTAACTGGAGGTGCTACTAATGAAGCAAGATACTCAAAAAGATGGTGGTTTGATGGTCTTCTCGTTAATAAATTTGTAACTAGCGTTGTGATGGATGTAAGACCAGAGGCACCAATCGATAAGACAACTGGTATGCAGATTCCAACAATTTACTTTGGTACTAGAGGTGGAGTCACTATTATACATTCTAATGTTGGTGATCTAGGTACATCATATAATTCAGGTTTTTATGATATTACTTCAACTAATGCTGCATATAGTGCTGTTGGTGATATTACAATCACAGAAGAGGGTTTCCTTTGGGGATTATGTGACAGTTATAATAGTTTTGCAACCTATCGAGATTCTGTTGTAATAGATCTTAAACGTCTTGATAATCAAATGAATGATATAGTAACAAGACCAGATACAGATACTATAGTATCAGGTTTAAATAATCAAGCTGGTGGGACTCCAGAGAAAGGTAGAGAATATTATTGGGTATCCACAGGTAATGAAGGAGGAACTAACAAGATTGGATATAATAATACTTGGGCTGCTAATATTGTAGAGAGAAATGCTTGGGGATGTGCTGAAGGTTTTGCACTTCATACAAAACCAACATATTATTTTGACCATAAAGAAAATGGTAATTTTCTTCCAAATTCTGATGCAAATCGTGGGTTAGTTGCAATGATTACGAAAGATTATAATACAGGTTGGCATATGACAGGTACTGAAATATCAACTTGTTATATTGCTGATGGTTTGACTACAAATATTCCAGCAGGTGCAGGTGAGATGTTAGATCGTGGTCATGGAGCAAGGCAAATAGACATAGTTGGTGGTTTGACCAGAGCAAAATGTGCAACTGGTTCGGACTTATCGTGTGTATCAGGATTTAGTGCTAATAATTATGCTAGGATAATAAACCAAAGTATAAACGCAGGTAATCCAATTGATGTAACAATGATGGGTTGGATAAAGATTACAGATATTAGTGGTTATTCTTATCTCTGTAGTATATCAAATGGATCTGATAATATGGGGATTGCAATTCACAATTCAAATGCTAGTCACGGGGGAGTGGCATATTTTTATGATAGTCATTCTGGGTCCTTACAAGGAAATAAAAGTATAAATGATGGGGAATGGCATCACGTTTGTGGAATTTACTCATCAAATGGTAATCGTAAACTTATATACATTGATGGTGTAAGGCAGGATGGAATAACAAATCCATCGAGTAAGAATTATTCTGATTTAGATACAATTGCTATTGGACATTGGTGTGGAGCAGATGGATTACAAGTAACTCATAGTTGTAAAGGTTCACTTGCACTTGTGAAAATTGGTTTAAGTGATTTGACTGACCAGCAGGTAAAAAAAATATATGAAGATGAGAAAAAATTATTCCAACCAAACGCAAAAGCATTTCTTTATGGAAGTAGTAATGCAATTACAGCAATTGGTTATGATGAAAAGAAAGAGATTTATCATGTTGGAACATCATCTGGACGCAGTGACTTCAGTGGATTGGGTAGAATAAATAATACAACCACCGCAGTCACCACTGCTATCTCAGCATATGACGGTCTTATCGCAGAACAGTAATGGCAATTAGAGTTGAAAAACCAGCATTCAATATGAGAGAAAAGTTAACAGAACTTGACTCTGCTTCAATTCCTTATGAGAGAATGCCAAAAGGATCTATAATTCAGGTACAACACAAGTATTTCACTAATTATACATCAGTCGGTCAAACAACAACACCAACTAAATTTTTTGATATTAATATATATCCAAAAAGAAAAAGAAGTAAGTTTCTTGTGAATGCAATTGTATATTATTCACACGGTGGTATGGGAAATCAAAGTGCTGATGCATATGATATCTTCTTTTTTCTTTATAGTAATGAACAACCAATTCATCAAAACACTAACTTAACAAGAAGTTTTGGTACGACAAATAATAATGCTTGGTATAAGACTGATGTTCCAATATCTGATAACGATGTAGATCATTCTTATAATTATTTTGCAATTCATGAAAATGTACAGATGTTAGATGACCCACAGGATTATGAAGTCGGTGAACCAATAAATTATAGTTTAAGATATATGTGTCAAAACACATTGATATTGAATAGGGCATTAATATCAAATGGTCAGAATGGTTCAACAAGTAGTATATCAGTAATGGAGGTTGCTTCGTAATGAATATTGGAGATGTACTATGTACAAATTATGGCACTAAATCTTGGAAGTTAACATCACCTGACGATTACTCTGCATTAGAGTGGTATGATGCTTCTGAAAAACCAACTGAAGAACAATTAAGAAGTGAACTATCTACATTGGAAAATGCAGAACCAATGCGTCGTTTGCGTATTCGTAGAGATGCATTGTTAAAACAAACTGATTGGTCTCAAGGTAAAGACGTTCCTGTTGGAATACAATCTTCTTATGTAAATTATAGACAACAACTTCGTGATTTACCAAGCACTGCGACTCCTGTATTAGATGATAGTACTGCTGTTGGTATTACAAGTGTCACCTGGCCAGACAAACCCTCATAATGTGATATAATAAGAAAATATTAAATTTATAAATCATTATTTAAGGTAACGTATGAATTTTGCAGTCTACTCCAAGGATGGTTGTCCTTACTGTGAAAAAATAAAAGAAGTTTTAGACTTGACAAAACTGAGTTATGTGGTGTATAATTTAAATGAAGACTTTGACAAAAAATCTTTCTATGAAGAATTTGGTGAGGGTTCTACCTTTCCTCAAGTCTCAGTCGATGGTAAAAAACTAGGAGGTTGTGTTGACACAATCGAATATCTCAAAGAAAACCAAATCGTCAAATGACGATATAAATATATCAACCGACCACATTGACCGTGGATTTGAGTTGATACTCTCAGGAGGTAAAAAAAGGAAACCTAAATCATTTCGTCTAATGTTAGATAAGATGATATCTTTTTTTAACAAGGACATAAACATTCACTTTGATTTCTATGTGAATGTAAAATCAAAAAAATAATCTCAGGAGAATTATGTTAGCAGTAAGCATTGTATTTGCTTCTTTCCTTTTAATTTTATTTCTTATTGTAGGGGTAATAGGAGGTTGGGTTGCAAGAGATTACTTAATGAATTATCATGAGATTGGAAAAATCCATCCAGAAATGTATGATAAAAATGGTAATATTGTTCCTGATGAAATTGTAGCATTCCGATTTGAAAATTATGACAACAACGACGAAGAAGACGAAGACTAAAACAGTAAAAGCAAAAGCAACACCAATACCTCAGCTACCTGCAATACCATTTGCATTTGAGGTATTAGATGCTGCATCAAAACAAAGAACTAAGGCAAAGAAAATTGAGGTATTGCAAAAGTATCCTCACGATTCTATAATGGCATTGTTTATTTGGAATTTTGATGAGACTGTTATCTCACTCTTACCACAAGGTGAGGTTCCATATGGCAACACTAGGGAAGATAATAGTGTAACAGGCACATTATCAGATAAAATTAATGATGCGGTAGGAAAAATGGGTGAGATTGGTACTACTTCATTAGGTTCACAAGACCAAGGAAAGGCATCGATTCGTAAAGAATATACTAAGTTTTACAATTTTCTCAAAGGAGGTAACAGTGGTCTCACAAGTCTCCGTAGAGAAACAATGTTTATTAATATTCTTGAAGGATTGCATCCACTTGAAGCTGAGATACTTATTTTAGTAAAAGATAAAAAATTGACAGACAAATACAAAATTACAAAAGACGTTGTATCTGCAGCGTACCCACAAATTACTTGGGGAGGTCGTTCATGAGTAAACCATTGGGTCAAACATCACAGTTAGAAAAACCAGAAAAAACAGAAAAGAAAGAAACTTTTTGGACAACTACAGAGAAAGAATCATCAAAAGAAAATTATGGTTGTGAAATTTTAGTTGAAAATGGTTCACCCGCAGACGTTCAAACTAGAGAAGCACCAACTGATGCATCTATCATAACATATACAGTTGACGGTAAAGAGCATCAAGATTTATCTAGAGGTTCACGAGTTAAGTTATTTGATATGTACTATGATAAGTTTACTAATGTAAAACGTATTGAGTATGGGTTAGGTAATATCAAACCAAACTTATGGGGTTATCAAGGTGGAGCATCACCCAAAAAGAAAAAGCGAAAGTAGTTTCAAAAATCGGGGGAAAAAAATCCCGCCAAAATTTTGACCTGTAGGGATTTTGTATCGGTTGTTACATT